AAACGCCCGTGTCTACTGTGGTCGAGTCATCGATCAATTGTATTACTGATGATCCACCTACAGGCACAAACCCCACTGTGTAAATTTTATTAGCCACTTCACGATCATTTAAAAATACCACCTTGTCACCTGAACGTAAAGATGTAAGATCAGAAGTAAATCCTGTGGAACCCTGTACTGAGGACAACGCATCAGTTGTAATTGTGTCTATCACATCAACTTGTTTGCTGGTTGTGCCATGATTATACAATTCAAGTCCAGGCAAAAATTCTATAATAGGCCTTTTGGCTCTGGCTGTTTCTGATGTGGTGGTAATTGTGCCGTTTAATTCATCTGCTTTATCAATTGTAGATTTATGAAACCATCTGTTGGATCTTGACCAACTGTTTCTGTCTAGTGAGGATCTGTTTATTGTCCAGTAATCTGGAGTCAGCACTTGTCCTTGTGAATTGTCAAATCCTGTGGTGTCCCAACCTTGTGTTCCTGACTCGTCCCAAACACTGCCCACTTCAGACGAATATGATTCTGGCACATTTAGATCGCTATCCAAAACCAGTGTGATGCTGGACCCAACCTGCTCCACATAGTATGTGCTGTTTTGATATGCTGAGGTTACATCATTGGAAGTAATAATTCTCATGCCATTGCTAAGTTCTAGTCCTGTATAATCTGTGAATGCAGTAACTCCAATTAGATTTTCGTCTGGGTCAAACTTTTCATCAGCAAGATCCTTGATAATGAGTCTTCCTACCATGTTGACATGATTTTCACACTGATACCACAACACTGTTTCGTTAGTGGTGCTGGAATCAGCCGCAGGCACTCTTAGGGTCACAGTGCCACTGTCAGTGCCATTGTTTTCTACATATGAAGAATCAAACAGATCATCACCGCCTGTGCCTGGCTGTGTCTTGATGTGAAATGGATGTCCTAGTGCGTCAATGTCAAATTTGTATGTGTTGCCTTTGTACACCACAATGTCTGGATTGTCATTACTTTTATTATTGAATACGTAAGCACCAAAGGCATTATTTGTAACTGATATTGTTACTGTGGCTCCCGGTACTCCAGGATTCAACAGCACTGTGCCAACACCTTGTGGTAACCAATAATACTGTCTATAGTTTACAAACTTATCAGGATCAATCAATGGAGCATAAGAATAACTGTCTTGTTCAAATAATCTATCATGTTTACTATTACTACCACCTTGTGCTTGTATTTCATTCACGATGTCAACATACTGTGAAGAAAAATCAACATTTTCTCCATCGGATCTATATGTGACTGTTGGCTCTAATTGATAATTTTGTCTGTTGTTAGACGACTCTTGTAAAAATACATCGCTGGCTTTGTAAGAAGGTTTAAATGTTTGCCCAACATAGCCTGACAGTTTTTCTAATTGGGTAGGCTCGATCAGTTGATCGATAGTAGCGGCAAGAAATTTTTTGTTTTTCTCTGTTTGGAAAATTTCAGGTAAAAGACTATGTGACTTACGAGTTGATTTTGCCATTAGTAATAACCTCCACTGCTACTGCCTGAACTAGAAGATGAAGATGATGGTGTTGTTGTGCTAGTTGAGGTAGATGTTGTGCCAGATGAAGTTGTCGAAGCCGTTGAACTTACACTGGACACAGTTGCAACAGTGGATGTCGTACTTGTGGTGTCGGTTGATGTTACCACTGTGCCAGTGGATTTTAATTTGTCGGCTGATATACTTGATATAATATCAACATTGTCCACTGTGGCAGAACTTATAACTATTTCGTTATCTTGTGAATTAATTTGGAACAAAGAGCCAAAGCCATTGTCTGCTTGAGCAGGAACAATAACCACACTTAATACTTCTGGTGCTAACACATTGTGGATATAAGCCGCTAATTCAGTAAAATAAAATGTATCTCCAAAGTCCCAAAGATCTAAACTGAAGTATGTGTTTATTGCCGCAATACAATCTGATTTAATTTGATTATCGGACACATTAGTTTGTGGATTTTTTACAATCTTAAATTGTGCTTGTAGTTGTGAGTCTGAACCTGGTCCAAAAACAAGTTTGTAATTGCCAGGATTAATTATAATTTCATCTGAAGTACTCTTAACGTCATCCAATGTGCCAAGATAGGAAGTTTCCAAATCGTCTAATGTTGGAGCCACAGGACGGGTTGTAATCTGTCCATTGTTTAACCAAGTGCGGAACGCTGTGTCAAAAGGTCTAGTCATTACATACATGTCAATGATGTTGCTGACAGCAGGATCAATTCTTCTTGATCTTGGAGCACCATGTTCGTAATTGTAAATTAAATCTTGTCTACCAATCTTTGCAGTGTATCCTGTCACTGCTGACGTTAGACCAGTTGTGGATGAGTATTGGAAGAAAGTGTTGTCTCCGTAGTAGTAAAATAATTGACTGTTTGGATATATTGTAAAATCTGTTATTGCTGTAGAAGATTGAACTATGACAAAGTTTGTGTTTGAAATTGGATTTGTTACACTTTCGCCTCCTTCCACAGTGTCTTGAAAGAAAACATATTTGTTGGCTACATCTGTTGTAGGCTCAACAATAAGATCAAAAAGATCAGGACGATCCACTACACCATCATCATCTACGTCAAAGAATCCCACTTGCATTTTTCTACCATCTGAATAACCATCTTCTGCAAAAATATTTTTAACAATTTGCCAGTCGTAGTTGTAAGTGAGATTGGAGACAAAATCAGGCTGAGTGTTGCTTTTTAAAACCCTTATTTTGTCTTTGATTGTGTATCCTGTTTCTGGATCAGAAATTTGCACAGATTCGTCGAAATAAAATTTGTTTTTGGAAAATGATTGGAACACATATCTTTTTGACCTATTAGTAACAGTGTATGACACTCCGTTGGTGTCGAAACGTATTAACCAAGAAGCATCTAGATTTGCATTGGTGGTGTTGCCTTGATTGGTTATACTGAAACTACTTGTTGTGTCTAGATCTGATTCTGCTATCACATACCATGCTCTAGATATTGTGTTGTAGCCTAAGCCAAAATTCTTGTACGCAATCACGTTTGCGATAATTGTTGTTTGCACAGAAGGTGTAAGAGTTGTAATGTAATCTGGAATAATTTCGCTGAGTACAGCAGTGCTAGGCAGTAATTGATTCAGTATCACAGGACCTGTGCCATCTGACAAATTGCCCAATCCACCATTTGATCCATCACCTTCTACAGAGATCACTTTAGTCCATATTGTGTCTGAAGAACCTGGGTGTCCAGCAGTGCCTGTCATCAGTGTGCCGTTGGCTGCCATGAAATGCGAACCTGTTGGTGCAGTAAATTTAAGCAACGCACCACTAGTGATATATCTCAAGTTGGTAGTAGTAGAAGTGCCCAAAGATAATGGACCAGTGTCTTCAAAATATCCTGTCACTTGATTTACAGTTTGTGTAGTCTTGTTCCATGTTCTACCAGTACCCCCGGATATGGATGGATACTCGGAATAGTAATATTGTTTTACAGAAGATGATTTTATTGTAGTTGCTAAAGCACCGTTGATAACTTGTTGCACATCGTCACTGGTTGTGAAAGAAAAATCAAATGATTCATTGTCTGACTCTGTGTAAAGCATGCCATCATCAGCAACAATATTTGTAGAAGAATAAACTCCGGTAGGATCTGTTATGTCTAAAAATCTTGATATGCCACTGGATGTTCTTACTTGTGTTTTTACTTTAGCAATTGAAGGATTCTGCACCCTGGGTACAATTTGATAATCTTCTGGAGTGATCATTCTGTTGTTGGTATAATATGATTGCGGAGCCAGTGTTTTAATGTCTTGCACACTCTCGCTTGCCGCCGCATTGGTCACTGTGCTTTTTAAACTGCCTGTAATTGTAAGCGTGTTTGTTTGTCCTGAACGTGAAACGTATTCTATATCAATAGCAACACTCTGCATGTTGGTTGGCTGGATGTAATAGTTTAATCCGTTGCTCTGTCTGAACGCACATCTAAAATTGCCTTTGGGCAGTGTGCCATACACACCGTCGGAAAATACAAGATCAACTTGATCGTTTGTTTTTGTAATCACAGCAAACTGATTGTTCACATTGTTTTCTAAAGAATTATAAATCACATTGTTGCCTGTGATTGCAGGTACTTTGGTCCATCTTTGGTTTATTACACCATTGTTGTCTAATTTAAATAAAAACACATCATCGTTATTAATGTTGTTTTCTGTTATGGATACTACTGTGTTAGGTGCTGTATTTGTTACCGTAAAGTCTTGTGTGTTTACTGCACCCTGTCTAAAGTGTACAAAATAACCTGTATTGTTCGAGCCAAATCCTTTGTTGTCATTTTTATAAATCATGCTCATGGAGTTGCCTGGTATTGGGGCTTCTTCGTATATGAATGATTCTCCAATGAAAGAACAAGGCACTGCTTCAAATTCCATATTGATCCCATTGATATTTCTATTAAAAGGAAATAGTGGAGCATCAAGATTGGAACCGTTGAATCTGTATAGTTCTGTAGTAAGGCCTGCTATAACATCTTGTGCTACTGGTTTCCCAACAAATTGATCTTTGGGTAAAGAAGAATTTAACACTGCATTGAACTGCTCTTGCCAGTTGTCATTTGTAACATCATTCCACTGTATTGATGTGTTTGATATGTCTTGACCCAACGAATCAAACACAGTCTCAGTAGTAGACACTGCATCAATTTTTAGAAATCCGTTGCCAGCAGTGTTACGTTTTGGTTGATATGAAATGAGTCTTGCTAAACGTAATACAGATTCTTTACGTTCTGCAAGATCAATAAAATTTTCTCTAGCATTCAAGTCTACTCTGTACGAAATAGATTGAGCAGTGTAGGCAATCAGATCAATCAATGCAATAAACTCTGAGGATTCAATGAAATCATTGAAGGACTCTGCATAGTTTAATTTGATATAGTCTATCATGGTTCTTCTGATAGTGTCAAAATCATAAGATTTGAAATCAGCCTGAGTGAAAGTTCTATAAAGTTGTTGCCATTCTCTCGTGGCTAACAGTGAGTTTTGACGATTGGTTGATGCCATTAACTCTATTTATTGTGGAAAATATCTGGTGCTTTAATTTATTTGATTAGAACTGTAAACAGTTTGCTGTCCTGTCATAAGTCCTTCAACACTGTCGAACAATAAGTCCATAGATTCACCCAATCCATAGCCAATATACAACACACTGACTTTGACTTGNACTCCGTGTTCATACTCTTGTACTTCTAAACTGTCTAGTTGTACTCTNGGATCGTATGCAATCACATCCTCAACGTCTGTGATGATGTTGTTTTTTGTGTCAGCATCCAACGGATCAAACAAATATAGCCAAATGTTTGTGCCAAATTCAGGATTTTCTAACTTTTCGCCTTTGCGGATGTTGAAATGATTGAGTAAATCTTGTTTTACTAACTCTATGTCATACAATTTTGAATCTTTAAAAGTTCTGCCCTGTGTGGAAAACCCAGAATATATCTGATTTCGCACAGTTTTAGTCCTAATTTTTTGATCTTTGTATGTAATAACTGCCATTTGTATTATTTACCCTGCGTACACAGTGGCCGCACTGCCAATCATTGTGCCTGCGTCAACAGCGTCACCCAGCCTTGCACATTTTATTCCCACAACAAAAACTGTGGCGCTGGATCCTTTAATAACCTCTGTGTGATCTACGCAAACGATTCCTTCTAGAATTTCATGCACAATTGTAGCGTCACCCAGTCTGGCCCATAATTTTGCTTCAGCAAACACAGTGGACTGACTAGGGGCAGCCAACACAGTTGCATCATCACAGTCATGACCTGTGGCCAGTGCATCTCCTGTTCTCACTGCCAGTGGCATTAAAATCTGTCCTCTAGCAATTCTCTGTCTGTCGCTGTGGGTGTGGTTTTGTTTTTGCGTTTGTTTTCATGTTCTGCATATGGTTCTGCTGTGGGCACACGTTTCATAATACTTTCTCTTGCATTAGGATCACGAGTAGCACTTACACCTGCGTTATCATATGTTTCTAAATTTGACAGCACTGTGCTTAGAACTTCCTTCCCAGGAAGATCTGTGTTCTCAGTGTTAAAATGTATTTCTCCTCCATTAGATGTATCTGTGTTCACAAGAAAATCATTGCCAGCAAAAGTTTTTATATCTGTGCCTGCTTTGATAAGACCATTCGCACCTATGACCAATTCATAGTTGGCACTGGATTCGATTCTGACTCGGCCAGTGGTTGTGGTTGGATCTGAATTAACTAGATGGTTGATATCATTGTCTGTGGTATTTTGTCCTGTGGCTTTGATGTTAACATTTCTGCCTGCTTCCATGTTGATGTCACGTTCTGCTCTAAAATTAAAATCATTTTCAGTATGCACACTGACTGAGTCTTTGGAGTAGATGTCTATTTTGCCGTCTGCTGTGAATTCAATCCATGCAGTGCCGTCATTGTTGGTGATGTATACCAGGCTCTCAGAATTGTGTAATAATAATTGTGCGCCTGAACGTGTACGCAATCTAATCAATTCGTTACTAATAGAACCGACTGCTTTTTTACCCGCAACAATTTCAGCAATGGCTGGTGTACCGTCATCCATTACAAATGACTGTCCTCCCAATCTAGACTGTGCAACACTTCTAAAATCAAACTCATCAAAAGGAAAAGTGTTATTGTAAATTTTACCGTGTCTGTTGATGGCTTCTCTGCTGTTGGTCAATGCTTCAAAATCAACAGGGCCTGGTGTGGAAATTCCAAATACCTGCGAAGGTGTTTCACGTCTTGCACTGGAAGATGTGGTGCCTCTCACTGTGTCTGTGATCAGTCCTTGATTAATCAATGTTTCTGTGGCTGGCACATGCACTGGTCTATATCTGTATGCATTGTCCACTGAAGGTTTTGTGTTGAGTCGCGAAACATTTGAAGACTCTGCTCTACGTTGTGCCTCTGCCACAGGCAACGCTGTCGGATCATCTTCATCTGTATTTTCATTGTCGCCATATTTTAAATCCTCAAAATATCTTTTATTTTGTTCAGCATTGCCAATAAATTTTCCTGAAGCCGCCACACCCGGAGTCATGTGGTTCATAAAATCTTCATACACACATCCTAACCAGTAACCGCTGTTGATGTCTCCGTTTGCAAACATCACCAACACCTTTGTGTCAATATCGGGTGGTATCATCCAAAAGCCATATGACTTTTGTGTATTGTTGAATTCTCTGTTATTGTTGGTTGCTGACAGTGGAGTTTGTCCTGCAAAAGGAGAACAGTAACTGACTGGCACAGTCTGTGTTTGAATGGTTGCTTCCTCAAAGTCACCATGCAGATCAGGTATATGCACAAACAGTCTGCCCATACGATTGACATCAGTGGGATTTTTTACGTACCCTATGTAAGGTCCTGGAAAAGTTTTAATTTTCCTTTGTGCATCAGTGGGTCGAATTCGTGTATTGATAGACACTACTTGCCACCTCCGAGTCTTTTTCCGGGGTTGAAATTTTT